AGCATGGGAGATTAATGGGTATTGTGGGGTCAGAAAGTTTTGGAATTATCTTTTTTGAAAAAGCTATATTCCGTATGGAGTATTTAGGAACTCCATTAATTTTTACTTTTAACAAAATTGGAAATGTGGGATGCTTTGCTCCTCGATCTATTTCTACCTTTGGTAATACGATCTACTTCTTATCTCAAGATGGATTTTATGCTTTAGAAGGTGGTCAAGATTTAGTTCCTATTGGTTCAGGTAAAATTAATAACACCTTTTTTAATGATTTTGTTGCTAAACCAGAAAGTGTTTTTAGTGCGATTGACCCTAACAACTCCATAGTTGTCTGGTCTTATCGAGGATCTAATTCTACTGGTTCAGCCGGAGTCAATAATAAATTATTAATTTATAATTATTCTGTTGGTCGCTGGGCTACAGGATCTGGACTAGATTTATATTTTATTAATACAGCCTCTCAGGAAGCTTTTAACACCCTAGAGTCATTAGATGTATTAGGTAACCTTGATGGTTTACCTCGATCTTTAGACTCTTTCTTTTATGACGAAGGTGTTGTCGGCCTTGCTGGTTTTAGCTCTAATAAAAAATTTGGTAAATTCTTAGGTAGCTCTTTATCCGCTACTGTCGATACCACAGAATTTGAAGGAATAGAAAACAAAAGATCTACATTAATTAATGCTAGACCGATAGTAGATGCGAATGGAGAGAATACAACAGTAACTGTTACTCCCATTTATCGATCATCTCAAATGAATGCAGTGACAGAAGGTAGTGCTGTTTCAGTAAAAGATAGTGGGGATTGTCCATTACGAGCAACCTCTCGCTATCATCGATTACGCATTAATGTTAGTGGAAATTTTTCCACACTATCAGGTGTAGATGTAGAAGCTAGAGTTGAAGGAAAGAGATAATGGCTAATCAGTTTTTAACTGTACCTCTCTCTAATCCAAATACTAAAGCTCATGCCCGGCAATGTGCTATTACCATTAACAATGTAATGGATGGTAAAATAAACAGTACCGGTGAAATAACTTTAACTGCATCTGCTTCAACAACCACATTAACAGACGCTAGAATAGGTGCAAACTCCGTACTGCTCTTTATGCCTCAAACCGCTAATGCTAGAACAGCCTTAAATGGCCTCTACATTACTAATAGAGGAAATGGATCATGTACTGTTAATCACCCTAGCTCTGCCAATACGGATCAAGATTTATCTTATGTTATCATCGGATAATGTTTGCACCAAAGTTCCAAAAGAACATATTTTTCTTATTTGGACTAAGGTTGCACCACTACTGACCAAAGCCTTAGATGGCACTTATGATATAATAGATGTGGAACGAGGTTTGCAAGAAAACCGATTTCAACTTTTTATTAGCTGGAATAAAGGTGTGGAAAGTGCAGTGGTCACAGAAATAGCTGAATATCCTAAAGCAAAAATCCTACGCTATGTTTTAGCCGGGGGAACAAACTTAGATAATTGGCTAGAGAAAATACAAGAAGTAATAGAAAGATTTGCAAAGAAAAATCATTGTACTCAACTAGAAGTCGCTGGTCGAAAAGGTTGGGTTAAAAAATTAAAAGGCTACGAGGAGAAAGCAATTTTATTAAGTAAGGATTTATAACTATGTCAAAAGCATCAAACCCCACTAATGTAACAACAACAACACAAAGCGAACCATCGGATTATATCAAGCCCTATTTAGATATTGCAATGGATGATGCTCAATCACTTTATCAAAGTGATATGCCTAACTTCTATCCAAACGCTACTTATGTCAATTTTTCACCTGAAACAAATACAGCTTTAGAATTAACAAAACAAAGAGCGTTAGCGGGTAATCCATTATTAGGTTCTGCCCAAACAGAAATAAATAAAATTCTTTCTGGTGATTACTTGTCACCTACCTCTAATCCTTATGCTCAATCTGTTTATAATCAAATGGCGGGAGATGTAGCTTCTAATGTTAATTCTTATTTTACTAAAGCGGGTCGATTTGGCTCTGGAGCTAATCAAGAAGTCTTAGCGAACTCTTTAGGTGATTTGGCCAATAAAGTTTATTACGGAAATTATCAAGCCGAAAGAGATAGAATGATAGATGCAGTAAATGTTGCTCCAGGATTAGGTGATGCTGATTATAATGATTTACAAGCTCTCGCTAATGTAGGAGCTTCCAAAGAAGAATTAGATTACGCAAAACTACAAGACTCTATTAATCGTTTTGATTACGAACAACAAAAACCATATTTCAAACTTAACCAATACTTAGGAGCTTTAGGTTCTAATGTTCCAACACAAGAAATAAGCAATAACCCTGTCTATAGAAGCACTGGTGCTAACATATTACAAGGTGCGGGAATGGGTGCTGATCTAGGAAAAACTATTGGACTAGGTTCAGGTACTGGAGCATTACTAGGAGGATTACTTGGAGGGTTCTTTTAATGGCTGAATTAGATATTAATGCAATCTTGGCAACCTTAGAAAATCTGCCTAGAAGTACACCTAACAATCCTAATTATATTACACCCCCTGTAGGGAACAGAATTTCATTTAGTAAACCCAAAGTAGTTCCATCTAATCAGCCTAACTTCTTTAATTTTCCTATTCCTTCTTCTCAACCGAATATGAGAAATAGCATTTTAGATGCAAATAACAATCAACCTAATATGAGCGGTGCTAATGCTTTAACAGAAAGAGGTTTATTAAATTCTTTAACCCCTATGCCTAATAATGCTAATAACCCTAATGTACCCCCTAACTATAAAAACAATTTACTAAACTTAGCGGTGTCTCCTCAGGGCCAAGCCTTTGTAGCGGGTATTGACACGAGATCTTCTAATGTACCGATGTCTATTATAGAGAGACTACAACCGGGCTATCAAGCATATCTAAAGTCTAAAGCTGATCAATCAATGTTAGCTAATGAAAAAATGATTGCGGATAGAGACTATCAATTAAATATCTATAAAGCATATACAGATAGAATTTCTGCCTTAAATAAAGACGACAGAACTACTTTACAAAAGGATATGCAAACCTTGTATCCTAATTTAAAACCCGGTACTGCGGAATACCAAGCTCAAGCCTTAGAATATTTAGCTAAAAAAACACCATCTACTGAATTTAACTTTCCAAATAAAAAAGACGAGATGGATTATGGCAGAGTGATAGAACAAAAAAATCTTATAGATGAAAGTCTAGTTACAAATCGTGAAATGATGCCAAGATTAAAGTTCTTAGATATGCAGTTATCAGATGAGAATTTTCAAACTGGTGCATTACAAGAAGCTTTCCTTCCTATTTTAAATAAAATGGCAAGTTTAGGATTATTGTCAGAAGAAGAAATGGCAACTGTAGCTAATTTACAATCATTCCAAGCTATGGCGAATTACTTAGTACCAAGAATGAGACCAGCTGGATCTGGTTCTACATCTGATTTTGAAGCTAACTTATTTTTATCAGCTACTGCGAGTTTAGGTAAGGATACACAATCTAACAGATTAATCATCAAAGGGATGATGGCTATGTCAGATTATTACAACCGAAAAGGTGTTTTATTAAAATCATTAATGAACAAAAACAATAATGCTGATTATGACAAAGAAACTTACGACCAAGCAATTGAAGATGGCATGAGTGAATTAGATGCAATGGTTTTTGCAGAGATAGGAAATGTTGCTGATAGAAAGCTTGGTGATATGTTTAAACAATATGGAACAGATGAAGAAATAGATAAAGCCTATAACAGTGGTAACATTAAATTAGGTGATTTGTTCTACGATAAATCTCAAAACAAATTCTTTATCTTTAGTCAGGAGAATATACCAAATGGGTCTAACTAAAGTAGATATACCTCAACAAGATAATAATTTTAAAGCTGACAGCACTGGTGCAAACATTAATCGTTTTGTTGGTCAAGGATTAACATTCGGTTTACAAGATGAAATTGATGCATTCTTAAAATCTGCCTTTAATAAAAATTTAACTTATGCAGACGCACTTAAAAACGAAAGACAACAGCTTGAAAAATTTAAAGAAAATAATTTTGGTAAATCTTTTTTATCAGAGATGGCTGGTAACTTACCTTATGCAAGATTTGGTGTTGGTAAAAACTTATTAACTACCTTTATGAAAAACGCTGGTATGGGCGGAGCTTATGGTTTTGGTACTGGGGAAGGCACAGAGGATAGACTAAAAAATGCCGGTACTACTTCAGTTTTATCTGGAACCCTAGGATCTCTATTAAGTAAAATATTACCTTTAAGAAATCCTGATGCTAAAAAACTAACTGAAGCTGGTATTGAATTAACACCTGGTCAAGCAAACAAAGGAACCTTAATTGGTAACATTCTTGATTACTTTGAAAAAAGAGCAACCAGTCTTCCTGTCATTGGAGACTTTATAAGTTCTGCATTTGAAAGAGGATCAAGAGATTTTCAGTTAAAAATATTTAAAGATTTTGCAGACTCAGTTGGTATTACTTTAAAAGGTGATCTTAAAAACTTAAATCAAAATGAATTATTTAGTCAGATCTTAGTTGGTTACAGAAATAAGTATAATAATGCTGTTTCTAAATTAACTTTAGATAAAACATCTTTTGTTGATGAGGTTACTCAATTTGCAAAAAGTAAAGGTTTAAACGATAATCAAATTCAAGATGTTATTAGAAGAGTAACTAATAAAATCTCTAATGAGACTGGAGATAAAATATCAGGCTCTGCTATTCAAGACGCAGATATCTTTTTAAGAGATTTAAAAAACGACATGAATTTAGATGTCTTTTATAAAGATATTTATAAACATATTTACGACAATATTTTTAACAAAAATTTAATTATGAATAGTAAGACTGGTGCATTGACATCATATAACAGAGTAAAAAAATATTATCCTTATTTAAATACGATAGAAAAATCTGTTACTAAAAACACAGACATCATTACACCGAGTAATGTATTAAACGCATCTAAAGTAAGTGGTGGTAGTGTTAAATATGCTCAAGGCCAAGCACCTTATCAAGATATAGCAACTACAGCTAAAAAAGTTATTGGAGATAAAGTTGCAGACTCAGGAACACAATCTAGGTTAGATACTAAAAGTTTATTATTAGGTGGTGGAGTAGGAGCTGGATACGCTATGGGTCAAGGCACAACAGATGCCTTAATGGCTATTGGTGGAGCTTCTATACCATTCGCAAGTTATGCAACTCCAATTACAAATAAATTAGTAACTAATTTTGCAATACCCGGAGCAAGTGCTTATGCAAGATCTGCAACCAACCCGGGATCTGTTGAATTTAAAGACAGAGGAACAATGATGATGAAAAATAATGGACTATTAGGGGAATAATTAATGGCAATAAAAAATTATAGCACTACAGCATCAAGTAACACTTCAGTTAATGGAAGTTCTATTAGTGAGGGAATGGCTCCTAGTGCAGTAAACAACTCCATGAGGGAGATTGTTAAAGACATTAGAGACGGATTTAACGACAAAGAATGGTTCATTCTTGGTGATGGTGACGGAACTACTACATTTTCTTATGCCTCTTCTACTTCAGTAACTGTCGCTTCAGATATTTCATCTAGTCACCATGTAGGAAGAAGAGTTAAAGTTGTTGGATCGAACACCGGTACTATTTATGGAAAGATAGCAACTAGTTCTTATTCTTCACCTAATACAACAATTACA